TTCCCAGGCACGATAGACTGCTCCCTCAAGTTGATTTGCGGCTTGATCGCCACGTTTTACTCTTATACGCCCAAGATAAGCGTTTCTAGCTTTCTTATCTTTTAGGCTTAAAACATGGCGAGCCTCACACTCTAGCCTCCAAGCCTCAGAGTTCTTGTCTACAGGTGTGTCATCCATTCCGAGGCTACGTCCCTGCGTGGTGTAAACGGTGCTCTAGCAGCCAACATACGCTCCTGCTTACGTTCGGTAGCATATTTAACCGGAGGCTTTACAGCGTCCTCTCCGCTACCGTAAGAGTACAGTGGGCGCATACAGTTACGTTTATCAGGCTTGTATGCAGATATGTGAATCATTCCTCTCAAGTGGAATTTCTTAAGGATGGATTGAATGTGAGTCGGCCCTACCTCAAAGTGCTTAGACACAAACTCACAATTCACACCATCGTTATCTTTAACAATCTGCAAAACGAGAGAATCTGTAGTATTCATAGGCAGGTAGTCATACATCCGGTGGGTGTGCAGCAAGTGGTGCATACGGTTACTTTATATCCGTTTACAAACGTAGACGAAAAGCAGCGAGCGTAGGCTGTTGTCGTGCTTGCGATAAGTAAGATTGCTAGTATTGTTTTCATAACTCTTCCTTGTTGGTGTGATAAAACTCCATTACTTTCTCGATAAAGTCTGAGAATTCCTGTTTTGTTAACTCTGCGGTACTAGGTTCTGCTTCTACGATATGCCCGTAAGGTAGCTCGATAATGCGCCCAGGCAGGAAGCGCTCCTTAAAATACTTGTGCCAAATGGCGGGTAAATACTGCTTACCATCTATCTTTACCCTGTCCGATATGTCGTGGACTGTAGCCCAATACAGCGCATTTTGATCCCGTGTCCGGCTAGGTTCTCGGATTTCCACTACCCAACCATCGGGTGAAATGTCTATAATGTGCTTAACCCTAGACCTGTCTGCGGTAAGGGTAAACTTTACTCTCTCCATTTCGCCTTACCCACAAGTTCGCCATCTACCACGATGAATCGGGCCAAAGGTTTTTCGCATCTGTGCTCCTTTACCATCTTGGCGTGATACTCAGGTGTGCAGTCTGAGCATATCCACGAGCCGCCTGGATGCGCTATACGAGCCGCTGATCTCCACAGCTTAAACTGCTCGTCTGAATCAAAACACGCTGGTCTAATCATCTGTCTCGCCTAACGCTACGGCAATCTCTGAGAACAAGTCTTGTGGATACTCTAGCTCAAACTCATCACACAGAATCACAATAAAGTCCCTGCATCCGTCTAATAACTCTTGTAGGTATTGAACATTCATCGCAGCTTATCTCCCTTTTGGCATCTGTCATTAAACTCACACTCTCGTGGGCTAATGCAAGATGTACACACATCATCCATATTTAGCGCTGACTGCAATATATCTATAGCTGCTCTAATGTCTAGTTTGCTACCTAGTTGTAAAAATTCCAACGCTGCTTTTACCTTGTCTGCTTTGTCCATGATTCCTCCTCCGTGTACGTTTCAATTAACTTATCAAGATAATGCCTAGCTTTTTGTAAATCTTCTACCCCGTGTTTACCCTTATATCTGGTAACGTACTTTATTATATTTCCCTCAAGATAATTTAGGTTATGTGAGATTATGTAATCCCAAGGCTGAATCTTGTTTCGGTAATGGCTGCCACCTACTTGCATATCGTTAGCTACGCTTGGGTAATCAATACTAGGCACTCTAACCTCCTTGCATCCTGTTAAATCGTCCGGTTCGTGTCGGGTGAATACGTTGTCGGGTGTTAGCCAACCTACCAGCCGTGGCTCGTATGGGCACTCTATGCAGCTACAAAACCCTGACCCGCAGTTCTGTGGCCTAGTCATGTGTTCTTTTCCTTTAGCTTGGCTTCAATTTGCAAAACAAAAATTCTTAAATTGTCAGTTTTGTTTTTTTCGCTGTACGCCAACCAATCTTTAAAAACTTGGTTTACTTCAATTTCTGTTAATCCATTCCATTCTTTGTTTGTTTTGTTGCTTCCTGTTTTCTCAATGATTTTTTTCATTGCAACCATAGCTTCTAAGTCAGCTATTACTTCCTTATAACTATCAACAATGTCTTTAACATCTTTTTCGTTCAAATATCTATTAGGGTCTGCGCCGCAATCACAATAACCGTAACCGTTAATATTGCAATCAGCACTATGTGCAATAAGTTTTAGGCGTGACTCTTTCACGATGCAAGCCTCCACAAACCGATTTGGCTGAACGCATAACCTGCCCAGACCATTCCGGTAGATACATTCCCTTTATAGAATTGCTCTACAGATACCCATAGGTAGGCAACTCCTGTTGCTGCGATCAGCCAATGACTCATTTTTTATCCTTTTTGCTATACGGTGATACGTTTTTACGTTGAGCACAGAGCGTACATCTCCACCTCTTAACCTTGTTGCGGACGATGTACTCTCCGTCTTCTGCTCGCCTATACATATTGCAATTGCTACAAAACTTTTCCATCAAAAAGGTGCTGAATCCTCTTCATCCATAATATTTGACTGTTTTTTTTGGCGTGGCTGCTCATCCTTTGCTTTAGGCTCAAACAGGCTAAACCAACCATCTGACCCTACAGGGACTGCTTCTAGCTTGAGTGCTAGACCGCCTGTCTTAGTAGTCATAACAATGCCACACTTCATCCAGCGGCGCTTCTCGTCACCATTCTTGTCTGTGTACGATCCGGTACTAGCCATTACTTCGTAAGCGATACTCATTTCATTTTTTCCTTTAAGCCGTTAACGGCGCTATTTACTTCGTCTAAAAACTTAACTACTCGTGCTTCCAACTTCTCGATATACTCGTCATCCCGTTCTAAGCGGACAATTAGTATTTGTAAACCATCCGGCAGTCGTGGGTCAAAGCTGACAAAATCACACCATTTCCGACCTGTAACTGCTAGTTGGCACTGTATCTGCGGGATGTACTTTGTGGGTACTTTGTCCTGCATAACGTAATCTATATGGGTAGCCGTATTGGGACACTTGATCTCAATCAGGCCATCATCTCCTACCAAACCGTCAGGAGAGCATCCAAAGTTAGCAATAGTAGGATGGTCTACAAAGGCTATCTGATCTACAAAGTTACCCGTCTTAACCTCGTACTCTGCTCGTGCGATAGGCTCTTGGTCAACTCCCCATTGCATAGCCGCATTAGTAAACGACTCTGTTTTATTACCCGTAAGACGCTCTACCACTAAGTCCGCTAGGTAATTCTTGTAACCTGCTGTTGTAATGGATGACATTACATCCGATACTTTGGAGGCCGTAACCTTTCCGGCACGCAAGGCAAGCCATTCCTGACTACCTTGCTCGATCATTCTGCCACCTTTGCTAGTAGTTCTGCTTTGCGTGCATCTTTAGCCGCATTGATCTTTGCAAATGCCTCTGTATCGCCTTTAAACAGCTTTACAGCGCTTGAAAAGTGAGCCTTGAGTGAATCTAAGTCTGCAGCTAATTCGATTGCCTTAACCGCTACATCCACATCTGCGCCTGGTGAGCTATCAATAGCATCGTGCTCCACAATCTCCATAGCTGTAACCCACAGGTATCTACGGATGTAAGTTTGCACAGCGCCTAGATTCTGCACCTCGTGACAACCTTTTAGTGCGGCAGATGACATAGGGCTAGTTATCTCAATTTTGCTATTATCTTCCGTGTCAATAATAGTGAGCGTAGCCATGTCTTGCGTGTAGCTGATAACGCCACACAGGTTAAGGTGAGCAAATATCTTTTGGATAGCGGGGATAAAGTCACCAAGCTCAAAGTATTTGTATCCTGCAAACTTGTTATGACCGGACTTTGTAAGAGCCGTATTTTGTAGGGTTAACCTAGCTTCCATTAGTTTTGTGTAAACGCTCATTTTTTTCCTTGGTTAGTTAATTATCTTGAGTTTTTTCTTCTAGCGCACAACATTGCATCTGCAACTTCGTAAGCCCAGTCGGAATATTCCATTGGGTCTTTATCGGTTCTTTCGTTTGTTGCTGATAAAAACGATGCAAGAGCAATACTAGCAAAATGATCCAAAAGCTCTCTTTCTCTAATTAGCTCTGCAAAAGCCTCAGCTTTATACATATTTTTATTAACTTTAAGATTGGCTTTCATTTCGCCACCTTGTAGATATGTGCTTCGATCTTGTCTAACATCTCGCCAATTGCAGGGTCAGGGCTGTAGTAAGCCTCGCTGATCGTCTTGAGCAAGTCCATTACGAAATACTTGTCGCTCATGTGTTCTGCCCAAAATTCTGCGTCACGGATAGGATACTTACCGTCTGAAAACGCTTGGACAATGCGGACATTGGTTTCTAGGTTCATAGCAGCTCCAGTACAAAAAGTGCGCCAAAGGCAAAGGCGGCAATTGCGTATAGTGCTGCATCGTATGTAGATATTGTTTTCATGTTTAGCTCCTTGGTTAAGGTGATGTAACTGTAAATCTGTGGTTTTTATGTGTATATAGGGACTTTCCCTAATAGACTTAGAATTCAAATTCCTTTACTTCGTACCGTCCTTTAGAGTTCTTCCACCAACCCTGTACTAGCACCCGCCATCCTGAGCGCAGCATCTCAGGGAAAGCCTCGCTCGCCTCAATCTTCTTAATTCTGCTAGACATATTGGATTTACTCGTAACCTGTACCGCTACAGTCTCTCCGTTACCAATACATAACAGGTCGATGCAGCCGTACAGATCATGCCTACGCTTGGTGAAATAGTTGTAATGATCGCAATTAGCTACTATGTAACCGAGGGACTTCATGTGCGCTATCGAGCGTGCGGATGGTGTCATTTTTGTATCCAATTAGTACGGGTTTAACTTCCGAGCTAAAACCTGCTAGAGCGTGTTGTTGAGCAGTTAGACCTGTTAGTACCTCCGGTGCTTCTACAGGCGCTCCTAGAGTCTTTACACCACGATAGCGTGTCTGAAACTCCTTGGCGATAAAAGGCCATTCGTCCTCCGTCTTCTCACCCATACGCACCCATCCACCCATATCCTGTATAACCTTGTGGATAAGCGGATCGGAAAACTTTACGCTTTGATATGTGCCTACAGAC